TCTTCCTCCTCGGCCTGCTTCTTGGCGGCAATGGCCGCAGCCTCAGAGGCAGCGGCCTGCTTGGCAGCAGACTTGGCAGCCTTCTGCGCGGCTGAATCGCTGTTGTCGAAGGCGTTGAAGGCATCCTTGGCAGCGGCAGCAGCTTGCTGGGCATAGCGCACTGCATCCGCGTTCAAGTCATTCAAGGTGGCACGGGCAGCCACGGCCCGTGCCTTGGCCTGCGCCACCTGTGCCTCGGATGCCAGTCCTACCATCTCCAGCGCCCTGACCGAGGTAGCCGTCAACTCCAGCACCCAGGTGGAAGCTGCCGCGACCGCAGCGACCAGCCCCGCGACAACAGTTTGCACACCTCGGAAGACCGCCGTGAGGGAGTTGCCGAGGAATTGCCCGGTATCAATGATCGACTGCATGGCGCCGCCGATCTGCTCGCGATGCTCTATGAAGCTGCGCGCCCACTCACCGCCAATGCGAATCACACCCCCGATGGCCGTGGCGAGGTCGTCCAGCAGCCCGGGGTTTTCCGCCAGAGCCTGCTCGAAGTCAGCGGACACCTGATTGACTGCCGGCGACAACTCGCCCAGCAGGCGATTGCTCAGCCCCTGTAGCCGGCCTTGCAGGCGGGTGATGGCCGCATCGGTCGCTTGCAGATTGGCGATCTGCTCGGGGGACATGATCAGCCCCACCTCGCTGGCCTCTTCCATCAGCGCCCGAAGCTCAGCGGCATTGTCGGCGAGCAGCGGTTGCAGACGCGTGGCATCGTCTGCCAGCGATTCCAGCAGATTGACCTGAGCTGCCTGGGGCAGATCCTTCATGGCATCGGCCAGGCGCAGCATCATCTCGTCCGGCGCCAGCTCGATCAGCTCCTCGGCCTTGATGCCCAGAGCATCGAGGGCGTCCTGCGCCTCACCGCCGCCATTCTGGTAGGCGTCACCAATCTTGTCGGCAGTGTCCTTGAAGATATTGCCGGTCTTGTCGGCATCGATACCGGCACGCTGAAAGGCGTACTGATAGCCCTGCAGCGCCTGGGTGGAGATACCCAGCGAGCGCGACGTGATATCCAGCTGCTGGGCCATCTCGGCCTGCTGGGCGGTGTAGCGTGTGGCCCAGCCGACGGCCAGCCCTGCCCCTGCCACCGTGGCGGCAGCAGCACCGGCGGCCCACTGCTTGAGTGAGGCACCCGCTTTCTTGAAACGGCTTTCGCTGCGCTCGGCAGCCTCACCGGACTCGCGGGCGGCCGCGGCGGTCTCACGCAGGCCAGATGCCAGCGAAGTCACGTCGTCTTCCAGCTCGCGAGATTGGCGGGCCAGGCGCTGCTCTTCATCGGTCAGGTTGTCGATGTCCACACCCGCGGCGTGGGCATCCTGCTGCAGGCGCGTCAGCTTCTGGGCCTGAGCCTCATGACCGGCGGTCGCCTTGTCGGCTGCCGCACGGGCCTTGTTGAGGGCCTTTTCCTGCTGCTTCAGTTCACGCTCGACCGGCTTGAGCTCGGCAGTCAGCTGGGCGGCGCTGGCGCTGGCGTTCTGCCACTCTTCCTTGGCCTCATCCGTCGCTTCACGCTGCTGCTGCAACTCATCACGCAGGCTGCTGAGGCTTTGTGCCTGGGCATCGTAGGTGTCCTTCGCCTGCTCCACGGCACCACTGGCCCGCGACAATGCCTGACGCTGCTCATCAGTGGCGTTGGCGCTCCGGCCGATCTCGGACTTGAGGTCACGCACACGCTGGGCGGCATCACGCCATGCCTGACGGGCGGAGGTGGTAGCGGTCTGGGCGCCCTTGTAGCTGGTCTGCAGCTGGGTCAGCGTCTGGGCCTGGGCGACATGCGCCGCCTTGGCGTCGTCCGCCTCCTGCGCGGCCCGCTGTGTCGCCAGCCGCAGCGAGTCCGCACCGTTGGCGGAATTTTCATACGCGGCCTGCAAGTCATCGGTCTTGCCCACGGCTTCGCGCATGGCGGTCCCGGCATCATCCACGACTGCCGCGACCTTGTTGATCTGGGTGACCAGCTTCTGTTGCTGGCCGATGGCCGACATCTCTTCGGATAGGCGCTCGACCTCGGCTGAGGCCTCGCTGCTGTCCTGCCCGAGATTGTCCAGCTCGCTCATCAGCTTGCCGATGTCTTGCAGCCCATCGACCGCGGCCTGAATGCGTAGCTGGATGTCACTCTGATTGGCCATCGTGTCGTGCTCCGGACATGAAAAAGCCCGCCAGATGGCGGGCTAGGTGGTGCAACTCACAGCAGGCAGGCTCAGACCTTGCCCGCCTTCTTCAGACGCTCCAGCTGGCGCACCTCGAGGGTGAGGGAGTCGCCGGCGGCATACTCCTTGCCGCCGTGACGATGCGCCTTCTTGAGCTTGACGCTCACCGAGTCGCTGGGCTTGGCTTCAGTGCCAGTCTTACCTGTAGCGGTCTTGTCGGTCATGGCTCGCTCCCGTTAGCTGTACATGGTGGCGGTGTAGGCGGCGCCCTTGCCGGGCGGCACCACCAGCGAGCCGGACAGCTGCCCGGTGATGAACTCGGTGCCCATCAGCTCGGTCGCCTGATCCGCCGACAGCACGGCACGGAAGATCTCGACCCGGGTACGCTTGCCGGTGGCCAGGTTGATGCCATCCACCAGGATGTAACGCGGCTTGGAGATCTCGGTGTCACCCATCACGCGATAGCCGGTGACGGCCTCGGTGTCGTAATCCACGGTGACATCGCCTGCCGCGGAAGCGCTACGCGCCTTGATCAGGCCGGCACTCCGGTTGATGTCGCAGTCAGCAGTGACATCGGTGGCGTCCTTGGTGACCACGACACTGCCCGCGGCCAGAGAGGAATGCGGAAGCGCGGCCCAGGCCCCTTCCGTCAGGGTGAGCGCCTCGCCGGTCACGCTGTCAGATTCAGCATCCGCCAGCTCTGCCGTGCCACCGAGCGTTTCTGCCAGCATGGCGGCCGGCATGGAATCGAACTGGATGGTGACATTGGCCGAATCGCTAGGCAGGTTGACGGCATCCAGCGCCTGCCCGTAGTTATCCTTCTGGAAGGAAGGGCGAGAAATGCGGTTCACGCTGGTCGGCGTGATGCTCAGGGACGGCACGTTCATCGGGCCATTCAGGGCGCCGAACTTGCCGTCGGCATCCACCTCGGCCATGAAGATGTCGCCAGACATGATCAGGCCTGTGTCTTTGAAGTCAGCCATGAGTTACCTCGTGCGGGTGTAGGTGATGGTCACGGGCAGATAGATGGGAAGAATGCGGCTGCCCAGCTCCGCATCATCCAGTTCGGCTTCACCAGTCGTGATGGTGACCGCCAGCCCATCGAGCAGCACCTGGCTCTCCGGATAGATGGCGTTGTAAAGATCATTGAGCAGTGCATCCTGACCGGCTCGCCCATGCGTCTTGAGGTCGAGGTAGGCCTCGATCTGAAGGCTGATCGATTCCTTGCGCGTCCCCCGCCCTGCGCGGGCCTCTACATTGCTGGCCAGACGACGGACATGCAGCAGTGGCAGCGGGGTCTCCGAGCGCAGGTTGATCTGGATGGCCTCGGTCTCGATATGCGCGATGTCGGTGGCATGGCCATTGGCCGTCGAGATGGCCGCCAGTTGTGCCACGAAGGCATCGATCACGCGGGTGATGGGCGTCATGTGGCTCTCTCCTTGGCCAAGCGAGCGAGGAAGCGTTGCTGGAGGTCGAAGGCGACCTGCTTGCGCAGCTCGCCATTCACCTGATGATTCCAGTGGTTCTTGAGGGTCCAGCCGTTGGCACGGGTGAGGCGACGCTGACTGCCCTTGCGGTAGCGCACCAGCGGTGTCTTGCTGCCACCCTTGGGATTGACGAAGCCATAGACGCGCATGCGCTGGCCGCCCTTGCGAATCCAGATACTGGCGCGGGTGCCAGTGCCATCCTCCACCTCGGTGCTGTACTGCCAGGACTTGAAGGGCACCGGCGAGCGGCTGAGCGTGAGGCTGGCGCTGGGCTGGTCCTTGCTGGCCTTCTCGACCGTGATACGCGAGCGCACCGCCGTCGGCCTGACCTTGCCATCGGCGCTGATGTCATCGATGAGCTGGTTGCGGGTCGCGGATGCCTGCTCATTGATGGCCGAGGTCATCGCGCGGCGAGTGGCCGCGGGTAGCGCCTTGAACTCCGCCAGGTTTTCGGTCAGCCCCTCGATGGCCACGCCCTTGGGCAGCCGTGAATTCTTGCCGCGTTTGCGAGCCATGCAGCCTCCTGTCAGCGAGGGATGGTGAACAGCTGCACGCTGATGCCGTCATCGCTGCCTTCCACGATGCCTTCGATCTCGAGCGCCAGGCCGGCGATGTGAATCCTGTCGCCGGGTTCTGGCCACGGCCAGCGCAGCTCCGGCTGCAACACCTCGACCACGTTGCGGGCCTCATTGGCCTGGCCGATGAAAACGTTCTGGCGGTGCAGCCATGCCTGAATGGGATAGGCCTCACCACTCAGTGGCTCATACTCGGCCACCACGCCCTGTAGGCGACGCGCGGCAATCTCGACCATGCTGCGTGCCGGGTCGATGGATTCGATGATGAACAGCACCCCATCGCGGCGGCGGATGATCTGGCCTGCCGCCAGC